TTGGAGTGAAGTTCCGGGAAGAGATGAGGCATGGAAAGCACAAACTATTGCAAACACTTCCGAACAACAATTTAAAGTTGAGTTTGAATGCGAATTTTTAGGATCTGTAGATACTTTAATTGCACCAAGCAAGTTGAGATCCCTCGTATACGATCACCCTAAGACACGTAGCGGGGGTTTAGACGTATATGCGGATCCAGAAGAGCAACACGACTACATTATCACTGTAGACGTTGCTAGGGGGGTAGGAAACGATTATTCTGCTTTCACTGTGGTTGATATAACAACATTCCCACATAATGTGGTTGGAAAGTATCGAAATAATGAAATCAAACCGATGCTGTTCCCAAGTATTATTGTGGATGTAGCAAAGAATTATAATAATGCGTATATCTTATGCGAAGTAAATGATGTTGGAGATCAAGTTGCGAGCATCATACATTATGATCTTGAATATCAGAACTTACTAATGTGTTCAATGAGAGGAAGAGCTGGACAAATTGTTGGACAAGGTTTTTCTGGTAAAAAAACTCAACTGGGAGTTAAGATGTCCAAAACTGTAAAGAAAATTGGATGTCTTAATCTAAAAACAATGATTGAGGAGAATAAACTTCTCTTCAAAGACTATGAGATCATGAGTGAATTGACAACATTCATTCAAAAACACAATTCCTTCGAAGCAGAAGAAGGGTGTAATGATGACTTAGCAATGTGCTTAGTAATCTATGCATGGTTAGTTGCTCAAGATTATTTTAAAGAACTCACTGATCAGGATGTTAGAAAGAGATTATATGAAGAGCAAAAAAATCAAATAGAGCAGGATATGGCACCTTTTGGTTTTGTTGTTGATGGAACTGATGAATCCAGTTTTGTTGATGGCGAAGGTGATAGATGGTTCGTAGATGAATATGGGGATCGTGCTTATATGTGGGAATATATGTAATGGAATTAGACAAGCAAATTAGACTTGGACATTTATTACTAACAGATAGGCAATGTAGAGTATGTGGAGAAATGAAAAATTTAATAGATGGTTTTTACAGAACTCGCAAAGATAGAGGAGCAGTGGCTTCATCTTATTCATATGAATGCAAAGAATGCACAGTAAAAAGAGTGGTTTCTAGTAAAATAGTATCGTCAGTTATTGGTAAGTGGGAATATCCTGACTGGTAATATGTTCACGTCATATTTCCCCCGCGAAAAGTAGTTTTTTAATAAATATTTTTTAGATAAACTGAGATCAGGAGAAAAACATGGCGACTCCTCAATTATCTCCCGGAGTACTTACGAGAGAGGTTGATTTAACCGTAGGAAGAGCTGATAATGTATTAGATAACATTGGTGCAATTGCAGGACCTTTCTCAATTGGACCTGTTGATTATCCAATCGATATACAAAATGAGCAAGACTTAATTAACACATTTGGGAAACCAATCTCATCTGATGCTCAGTATGAATATTGGATGAGTGCTGCTTCTTACCTTTCATACGGCGGCGTTCTGAAAGTAGTCAGAACTGCTGGCACAACTCTAGCAAACGCTAATGCGGGTGTTAACACATCAGCAGCTACGATGACTAGCACTGCTAGAATTGATAATTATGATGATTACACTGCGAATCACTCCGAAGCAACTAACTTTACCTTTGCAGCAAAGAATCCTGGATCCTGGGCAAATAACCTTAAGGTTTGCATCATCGACGATCTCGGAGATCAAATTTTAGGATTAGGTGCATCAACTCCCGCAGCGGTTGGCGCTCAGGTTGGTTATGGATTAACTATTCGTCTTTCCTCTATAAGCATCCCTGGACAAAGTGGAACCTTTGACGGTTACCTCAAATCCATCATTACAGGAATTACAACTGCAACTGGTGCAAACTCAGTCACAGTAAAAATTATTTCAAGAGTTTCTTCTGCAGGAACGGAAACTAAAATTGATTATGCACAAGGAAATTCTTATTCATCTTTCTTAACTTCAAGTTCTGCTGTTGTAGTAAACAATTCTGCTGGTGTTGCTGGAACATTTACTCCTTCAACAGTAGATGACTGGTATGATCAGCAAACTTTAGGATTATCAAATTCTACAATCTATTGGAAGTCGATCGCACCAAAACCAGTATCTAACAAATATGTGTCAGATAGAAGTGGACGCAACGATGCTATTCACGTAGCAGTTGTTGACGACTTAGGAACCATCACTGGTAATCAAGGAACAATTCTTGAGAAGCACCTTTCTCTATCTAAAGCTTTAGATACAGTATCCGCAGTAAATTCTCCACAAAAATCTTGGTACAAGCAGTATCTTGCTGATTTTTCTGCCCAAATTTACGCTGGAAAGAACCCATCAAGTGCAGCAGATACCTATTGGGGAACAACTCCTGTTGCCACTGGATTCTCGGCAAACTTTATCGCAAACACACTTGCAGAAGGACTTTGGGGACAAAATGCTCAGAGCGTATCCTTCAGTGCAATTGGTAATGAAACTTACACATTAACTAGCGGAGTCGATTACTCATCAACTGGTGGATTCACTGCTGCTGTTGGTGATCTAACAACTTCATATAATCTTTTTGCAAATAGAGATGATATTCAAGTTGATTATTTAATCATGGGACCTGGACTATCATCCCAGGAAGATTCTCAAACAAAAGCACAATTCTTGATTTCATTGGCAGATTCTAGAAAAGATTGTGTTGCGGTTGTTGGACCTCACAGATCAGACTTAATTGGAGTTACCAACACTACAACTCAAACAACAAATCTATTGAAGTTCTTTAGTCCACTTAACTCTTCATCATATGCAATATTTGATAGTGGATATAAGTATACTTATGATAGATTTAATAATAAATTTGTATACATCCCATGTAATGCTGATATTGCTGGATTGATGTGCCGCACTAATTTAATTGCATATCCTTGGTTCTCGCCTGCAGGACAACAAAGAGGAATTATTAATAATGCTATTAAACTAGTATATAATCCATCAAAAGCACAAAGAGATCAACTTTATCCAGCGAGAGTTAATCCGATTGTTACTAAACCTGGAATAGGGACTTTACTTTTCGGTGATAAAACAGCTCTTGGATATGCATCTGCTTTTGATAGAATTAATGTTCGTCGTCTATTCTTGACTATTGAGCAGGCATTAGAGAGATCTGCAGAAGCACAACTCTTTGAACTCAATGATGAGTTGACAAGAGCAAACTTCAAAAATATCGTTGAACCATACCTACGCGATATTCAAGCGAAGAGAGGACTTTATGGATTCTATGTTGTATGTGACACAACTAACAACACCCCTGATGTTATTGATAATAATGAGTTTAGAGCTGATATCTTCTTGAAACCAACCAAATCAATTAATTATGTAACTCTAACCTTTGTTGCTACTCGCACGGGAGTTAGCTTTGAAGAAGTAACTGGTAGAGTTTGAACTTTATAATTAACTACACAAGGAGGACTCTAAAATGGCAAACACAATTCAAGATTTTAAATCAACGCTAATTGGGGGCGGCGCTCGCCCCAATCTGTTTGAAGTTATTCTTACAGATATTCCAGGAGGACAGGGAAATTTTTCCTCGTCAGACTTCAGCATTTTATGTAAAGCTGCTCAATTACCTGCTTCTAATATTGCATCAATTGATGTCCCCTTTAGAGGAAGAATTTTTAAAGTTGCTGGTGACAGAACATTTGATTCATGGACAGTAACGATTATCAATGACGAAAACTTCTCTATTAGAGCAGCAATGGAAGGATGGATGCAATTTATTGCTCAGTATGGAGATGCGAGTGGTTCCACAAGTCCACAAGATTATATGAAAGAAGCAACTGTAAGACAGTTGACAAGAAATGCTAGTACAACAGGACAAACTGCTTTTGGTGGTGATCTTTCTGTTGCTGCACAATATAAGTTCTTTGATATCTTCCCAACTAATATTTCTGCAATTGATCTTTCATATGACACCTCTGACACAATTGAAGAGTTTACTGTTGAATTCCAAGTTCAATACTGGACTCCATATTCCGGACAGAGTTGATATTAGGATAGATAAATAGATAGACGATTTGAAAATTGATAATGGCAAAGCTCTTTGGTTTTTCTATTGAGGATGATGGTTCGTTATCCCCCTCAACCCTATCACCTGTCGCTCCTAATAATGAGGACGGATCTGATTTTTATCTAACTAGTGGATTTTTTGGATCTTATGTAGATATTGAGGGTGTATATAGAACTGAATTTGATTTAATTAAAAGATATCGTGAAATGGCACTTCACCCTGAGTGTGATAGTGCCATTGAAGATATTGTAAACGAAGCTATTGTTAGTGATTCAAACGATAGTCCAGTTTCAATTGAACTATCAAATCTTAATGCTAGTGATGGTATTAAGAAAAAAATTAGAGAGGAATTTAAATATATTCTAGAGTTATTGGATTTTGATAGAAAGTCGCATGAGATCTATAGAAATTGGTATGTTGATGGTAGACTTTATTATCACAAGGTAATTGATCTCAAAAATCCACATGAGGGTATTCAGGAGTTAAGATATATTGACGCAATGAAAATGCGTTACGTTCGCCAACAAAAAAAATCAGAAAGAGATAAAAAGATTTATAGATTGGCAAACATTAATATTGACGATCCAATGAATTATGAGTTCCCCGAAATTGAGGAATATTTCATTTATAATCCCAAAATGACATACCCAACAACCAATCCATCTTCTTTGGGTGGAACTGGTGGGATTAAATTTACAAAAGATTCAATTACTTATTGCACATCAGGATTAATTGATAGAAACAAGGGATCAACTCTATCATATCTTCACAAAGCAATCAAATCACTCAATCAACTTCGCATGATTGAGGATTCTCTGGTTATCTATCGCCTATCTCGCGCACCAGAAAGAAGAATTTTCTACATCGATGTAGGTAATCTACCTAAAGTAAAAGCAGAACAATATCTCCGTGATGTTATGATGCGTTATAGAAACAAGATGGTATATGACGCGAATACAGGAGAAATTCGTGATGACAAAAAATTCATGAGTATGCTCGAAGATTTTTGGCTTCCTCGTCGTGAGGGTGGCAGAGGAACTGAAATCTCTACTCTTCCTGGTGGACAAAACCTTGGAGAGATTACTGATATTGAATATTTCAAGAAAAAACTTTATCGTTCACTCAATGTTCCTCCTTCAAGAATGGATGGTGAAGGTGGTTTTAATCTTGGACGTTCATCAGAAATTCTTCGTGATGAAGTTAAATTCAGTAAGTTTGTATCACGTTTGAGAAAAAGATTTTCTCATATGTTTAATGATATGCTGAAAACTCAACTTATTCTTAAGAATATCATTACTCCAGAAGACTGGGAGAAAATGGATGAGCATATTCAGTACGATTTCCTCTATGATAATCACTTTGCAGAACTCAAGGACGCAGAACTACTGAATGAAAGACTCAATATGGTTCAAGTTGCAGAACCTTATGTCGGTAAGTATTTCTCTCAAGACTATCTTAGAAGAAAGATTCTTCGCCAAACTGATGAAGAAATTTTAGAACAAAATAAATTGATTGAAAAAGAAATTAAGAGTGGAGTTATTCCAGATCCAGCACAAATGTCGATCGATCCTGCGACAGGACAACCAATTCCACAATCTCTTGGTGTTGAAGGAGATCTAGGATCTCCAGTAATGGAACCCAATACAGATGGAGTAATGGGTGGCGGAGCTACCGAAGCGGACGGAAGAGCAGCTGAAATGGATACTTCCATAGTAAAAATGCCCAAGGGTGGGGAGATATAAATAAAAAAAATTACTTAGGTATTAAAAATGGATGATCTTTTAGATATGATTGTATCTGACGAGTCCCCTTCTCAGATCAGCGACAAGATTAAAGAACTTCTTTTTGTAAAATCTGCGGAAAGAATTGACGAATTGCGTCCTGCAATTTCTCAGTCAATGCTCGATGAGATTTCAAATTCTGAAGAAGAATAGAAATAATAAATAATTACTAAATGAACTATAAGAATAATGGCGCATAGACCAGTTGGTGCTGGCATTTCACTTACAACAAGTGCCACTTCAGGAATGACAACATCATTTGTTATTCAATCAAATGTAATTAGAGTGACTGCCGTTACTGCAGGTGCTTTTGTTGCAATCGGAACCAATCCATCAGCAACTATTGCAGATTATTACATCCCCGCAGGAAGAACAGAAACTCTTGCACTAACAAAAGCATCAAATAGGGTTGTTGGAATTACTACTGGAACAACAACTATTGTTGATTTTCCAGAAGGAACTCAAGCACCATTTGGAGTGGGAGATTATGTAACTCTTACCGGAGCTAGTGAATCTCTTTATAATTTCACCCATGTTTCAGTAATCTCAGTAGATACTAGTTCTGGCGTTAATGGTTATCACCAGTCAAGAATTACTTTAAATCATAATTCAAGTGGTATTCTAACAGCATTTTCTTCCGCAGGATCCAATATTGGAGCATCATTATCTTTATCACAAAGATTAGCAGCTAGAACTGAAGGCAGTGCTGGTGTCGTTTATGCACAACAAGTTCAAATTTCGGGGCAAGCATAATGAAACTCATCACCGAAGAAATAGAATCAGTAGAAGTTATTACTGAAAATGTAAATGGTAAAAAAACTCTTTACATTCAAGGTCCTTTTTTACAGACTGAAGTTGTAAATCGCAACGGAAGAATGTATCGCTTACCAATCATAGAAAGAGAGGTAAAGCGTTATACCGAGCAGTATATTAATAAAGGACGTGCTTTAGGAGAACTCGGACATCCAGACGGTCCAACAGTAAATCTGGATAGAGTTTCTCATAAAATTGTTTCTCTTCAAAGAGAGGGTAATAATTTTATTGGTAAGGCACAAATTTTATCTACTCCAATGGGTAAAATTGCAGAGTCACTTCTAAAAGAAGGTGTAACTCTAGGAGTTTCTTCTCGTGGTATTGGCTCCGTAAAGCAAAATAATGAAGGATATACGGAAGTTGGTGAAGATTTTATGCTTGCAACTGCTGCTGATATTGTTGCCGATCCATCTGCACCTGACGCTTTCGTTCAGGGAATTATGGAAGGTAAAGAGTGGATTTGGGATAGTGGCATTCTTCGTGAGAGAGAAACAGAAAACACAAAACGCACAATAAATACTTTAGTTGATCAAGGTATTCTTGAAGAATACAAGTTATCATTGTTCAATGAGTTTTTAAACTCATTGTAATTTATTAAATTATAAATAAATATAGTTTATAACTAAAGGTATACGGAGAGTTCAAATGTCTCGTGGTAAACAATTACAAGAAATGGAAGTAGGCACAAAGCAATCCAAAACCGCTGTCAATGCAAATGCTAAGGCTGCGGATGCGATGCCAAGTCTATCTGGAGCAACTCCAGGACAAACTGGTGGTTGGGAAGATCTTGGAGGACCTGATCCTTCAAACTACAAACCGGATGATGATTCGGCAAAGTTAAAGACACCTGGCGCAACACTTAAGCAAGTTAAGGATGTTGTGAATAAAGGTGCAAAACCAGCTGATGCAATGAAAGGTGTCAAAGAAGATGAAGAATTTGAATATGATGAAGATGAAGAACTCTTAGAAGATGCCGAGGAAGATGAAGAAGTAATCGAAGAAGCTAAGGAAGAGGAAGAGGAAGAAGAAGAGGGAGGTAAGAAAAAAGGTAAGAAAAAAGAAGAGGAGGAAGAAGAGGAAGAAGAAGAGGAAATGGAAGAAGAGTTCAACATCGATGAAGATGTTAATGCTCTTCTAGAAGGTGAAGATCTTTCTGAAGAGTTCCAAGAGAAGGCCCGCACCATCTTCGAAGCTGCTCTTCGTTCTAAGGTTTATGAAATCAAAGAAACTATTGAAGAGCAGTATGCTTCTGCTCTCGCTGAGGAAGTTGAAGAAATTAAAGAAGCACTTTCTGAGCGTGTAGACGCATACCTAGAGTATGTTGCCGATGAATGGGTTGCGGAAAATGCACTCGTAATCGAAAACGGACTCAAAACAGAAATGACTGAAAGTTTCCTCTCAGGAATGAAGGAACTTTTTGAAGCACATTATGTATCAATCCCTGAAGATAAATATAATGTTCTTGAGAGCATGGTAGAAAAACTTGATGATATGGAGACAAAACTCAACGAGCAAATTGAGAAAAACGTTTCCCTAAACAAGCGTCTCGCAGAGTCGGTTGCTGATGGGATCTTAGATCAAGTTTCTGAAGGTCTTGCAGACACTCAGAAAGACAAGCTCGCTTCACTTGCCGAAAGTGTTGAGTTTGAAAGTGAAGAAGAATATCGTGAAAAATTGGAGACATTAAGGGAAGCTTATTTCCCATCAAAAGCAGTTTCTCCAAAAGCTAGAACTGAAAATCTTTCAGAAGGTTTAGCAGGTGCTCCAGAATCAATTTCTGGTACAATGGCAAACTATCTGAAGACTCTTTCAACATTTAGCAAATAATTGAATTTAATATAATTCAAACCAAACATCCACACAACAAAGGTAAAAGCAAATGTTCCATTCAGAACAATTGCAGGAAAAGTGGGCACCACTCCTCAACTATGAGGGTCTTGATCCAATCAAAGATTCCCATCGTAAGGCGGTAACCGCTGTCCTGCTAGAGAACCAAGAAAGATTTTTAAGAGAGCAATCCTCTTTCGAGACATCAGGTTCATTCCTGACTGAAGCTCCAACAATGAGCACCGGTAGTGTAGCAGGTGCTCCTGGATTCGGCGGAGTTGCTGCTGCTGGCGGTCCAACCGCAGGTTTCGATCCCGTACTGATCTCACTGATCCGTCGTTCGATGCCTAACCTGATCGCCTACGATATCGCAGGTGTTCAACCAATGAGCGGTCCTACTGGACTCATCTTCGCAATGCGTTCACGTTACACAAATCAGAGCGGAACTGAAACCTTCTTCGACGAAGTTGATTCAGCATTCTCTGGACAACCATTTGGACGTGACGATAACGCAGGTTTCTCCGATACCGCTGTTGGTTTCGGTACAACCGCACAGAGCGGAACTAATCCATCAGTTCTCAACCCAGTTGGTACTGCAACTACTAATCCTTCTCCATACAACGTTGGACAAGGTTTACGTACTGATTCTGCAGAAAACCTTGATGGTACTGGTGCTGATGCTTTCAACCAGATGGCATTCTCAATCGAGAAAGTCACTGTTACTGCAAAGTCACGCGCTCTGAAAGCTGAGTACTCACTAGAACTCGCTCAGGACCTCAAGGCAATTCACGGACTGAACGCTGAAGCGGAATTAGCAAACATTCTCTCAACTGAGATTCTTGCTGAAATCAACCGCGAAGTTATCAGAACCGTATACAAAGTTGCTGAGCAAGGTGCTGTTCAGAACGTTGCAACTCCTGGAATCTTCGATCTTGACGTTGATTCAAACGGACGTTGGAGCGTTGAGAAGTTCAAGGGTCTTCTGTTCCAGATTGAGCGTGATGCTAACGCAATCGCTCAGAGAACTCGTCGTGGAAAGGGCAACACCATCATCTGCTCAGCAGACGTTGCTTCCGCTCTAACCATGGCTGGTGTTCTTGATTACACCCCTGCGCTGAATGCAAACCTATCAGTAGATGACACTGGCAATACTTTTGCTGGTACTCTAATGGGCAAATTCCGCGTATACATCGATCCATATGCTGCTAACCTGACTAACGGTAACGCAACCCCAGGTAACCAGTATTATGTTATCGGTTATAAGGGTTCTTCACCTTATGACGCTGGACTATTCTATTGTCCTTATGTTCCTCTCCAAATGGTACGTGCCGTTGGTGAGAACAGCTTCCAACCAAAAATTGGATTCAAGACTCGTTATGGTATTGTTGCTAACCCATTTGCTGAGGGTACTAACCAAGGACTTGGTAACCTAACTCTTAATGCAAACCGCTACTATCGTAGAGTTGCTGTAAAAAATCTAATGTAGAAATATGGTGGTTATTCCACCTTCTACAATATTTTTGGAGATCTTTTAGATCTCCTTTTTTTATAAATATTACTGTTAAGAACTTATTTAATGGTGCTAATAC